AGTTGAAGTGGGAACAGGAGCATCTATCTAATGGTAGATATACTCTTGAAATGGTCCGGATCGATGACAAAGTTAAAGAAGTCATCACAAAGATCAAGCTGGAAGAAGCAGCTATTGCCCACAAGCAAAACACAATTGAAGGTGCTGCTCCACAAGTTTCAGTAGCTACTTAATAAAAAGCTACATCGTTGAATAAATCACATTCACACTACAGGCTCTCTTGCACTCTACTAAAATCTAGTATATAAAAAACTTACTATACAATTTAAAAACAATATATAGACGCGTATAGTCGACGGCCTAGAGACTATATATTATAACTAGGAAAAGGAGAAAATTATGGCAAACACTACATTTAATGGTCCAGTACGTTCGGATAATGGATTTGAAACAATATCTAAAAACGCAACTACAGGAGCAGTAACTATTGAAGCGGATTACAATGTAAGACCTAACTTCAGAGCATCTATTGATAACAGCACATTTGCAGGAGCAGGTGGAGCAACTGATACCTTAACAGTACAAGAATCAGGAACTACATTTATTGTAAATGGAACAGGAAACAACGTAGTAAACATGCCTGCGCTTAGCACAGATAACGTAGGAACTGTTTATCATTTTGTTTTAACTACTGCTGTTGGCGGTGGTACTACAACTACTTTTGTTTTACCAGGAGCTGGTGTATCAAACTTTTTTGGTATGATTCAACTTGTGTCTGGAACAGCAGCTAACCCAGTTGCTGACGTAGCAGGTGATACAATTACTATGGTTAACTCAACAGTAGCGGGAGCAAGACTCTCTCTTAAGTGTTTAACTGACGATGGAACAAACTCTACTTGGAAAGCAGATTGTTTAAGTACACCGGTAATGACTATTGCGTAATAATTAATTATGTGTGGGCTTCGGCCCACACAAATTTTAAGGAGAAAAAAATATGTCAATTGTTTTAAAGAATTGGGTACGTGTAAGTGATGCAGTAACAGCTGATCCTGATTACTTTGTTACAGCAGCGCGACCTAACACATCTGCAACTATGGCACAAACATCTTTATCATCTGATCATAATGGTGGTGGAAGAAATGTTACTGTTACGACTACAGGAACTGGAGATAGCGGAAAAACAGCTACTATCACTGGAACTGATGTTGACGGAGCTTCTCAAACTGAAGTAATAACTTTACCTGGATCTGCTACAGCAACAGCAGGCACTAAAATATTTTTAACTGTAACTGCAGTTGAAATGAGCGCACAACCAGCAGCTAACATAACAGTTGGTTTTGGAACTGCAGCTGGATCAAAAATTGGTGGCGGTGGAGTTTTTGGTAGTTTTAGAACTACGTCAGGCGGAAACGCTGGAACATGTAGTTTTAGAACTGGTGGAACTGCGGGAACAGTACTTGCTACTGATAAATCAAGCGGAACTTCTGGAGGAAATAACGGTCCATTTTCTGCTCACGGAACTGGAGCAAAACTAGTAAAAGGGATGTATGTTACTTACACTGTAGGCGATTTTGATCAGATAGTAGTTTTTTACGCTGGATAGGAGATTAAATGGCTAATACGACTTCACAGTCCTACAGTTTTGACCAGGACTTTTCAATCGATGAAATTATTCAAGATGCGTACGAACGTATTGGTTTACAAGGTACAGCTGGTCATCAATTAAAAACTGCTAGAAGATCGTTAAACATTCTTTTTCAAGAATGGGGTAATAGAGGAATACATTTTTGGGAAGTAGGAAATACTAACATTAATTTAATTGCAGGTTCAACAACTAATGTTGATGCTACGGCTGAAGGATCTGGTGTTTATACTTTTTATAGAAATTCAACAGATGTTCCTGGAGGAAACGAACCACCACAAGCAACAACAGTTCCTGTTGCAAACATTTACGGCATTACTGATATTTTAAATGTTACATATAGACAAAATTATAATACAACAAATCAAACAGACATAGGCTTAACAAAAGTTGCACGAGATGCTTATTCTGCAACAGCAAATAAAGCATCTAATGGAACTCCTTCACAATTTTGGGTACAAAGATTTATAGATAAAGTGACAATAACTATTTATCCTTTACCTAATTCAACTGCTGCATCAAATTTTTTAAATGTTTATTATGTAAAAAGAATTGAAGATGTAGGAACTTATACTAACGCAACGGACACACCTTATAGATTTGTACCTTGCATGATTGCAGGGCTAACTTATTATCTATCTATGAAGTATGCACCACAAAGAACACAGGAAATGAAGTTGTTGTACGAGGATGAACTTGCTAGAGCATTATCTGAAGATGGTTCTGCAGCTAGCACATACATTACTCCGAAGACATACTATCCAAATATATAATGGCTAGATTTGCAAAAGGTAGTAGAGCATTAGCGATATCTGATAGATCAGGAGCAGCTTTTCCATACAGAGAAATGGTAAAAGAATGGACTGGTGCATGGGTGCACATATCTGAATTTGAACCTAAACAACCACAATTACAACCACATCCAGTAGGAGCTGATCCACAAGGTTTACAACATGCAAGACCTGCAAGAACAGAATTTCCTGTTCAAGATATTTTACCTAACAATCCATTTACCACAACAGCTGCATCAAAAGTTTTAAGTGTGTCTTATCCTCATAATCAAATTAATGAAGGGACTTCTTATGTAAGATTTCAATCTGTTAAAGAAATAGTAGGAGGCGTTGCAATTGCAACTTTAGAATTAGAAACAACTTTAAATGGTGCAATTAATGATACAGTTAACACTTTAACTTTAACTAATTCTGCAGCATTTCCAAACGCTGGTTTTATTGTAATTGAAAAAGTAGATCAAGTTGCAACTAGTGCAACTTTTGGACAATACATAAATGAAACAATTCAATATACAGCAAATAATACAGGCACTGGAGTTTTATCTGGATTAACAAGAGGAACAGCTGCTCCATTTAGAGGAGTAACTCTACCTAATACTACAGCAACAACTCATGCAAACGGAGCAAAAGTTTTTGGATCATATTTAGCAACAGCAATTGCAAGCACTGTAACAGTTGGTCCAACTTTACCTAATGGCACTCAAGCTACAGAAACACAATATAATTCTATAACAGTGCCTTTAGTATCTAATGCTGGAAGCACAGCAACAGGAGGCGGTTTTCAGTGTACAATTGGACCCGTAAATGATAGAGGTTAATTATGTCAGGAATTAGTTATAATACATTAGTTACACAAATTAGAAACTACACAGAAGTAGACGCTAACGTTTTTACAACAGATGTTTTAGAAAGTTTTATTTTAAACGCTCAACAAAGAATCATGATGGATTTACCCATGGATTCCGACAGATTCGTGGACCAAGGTACATTTGCAACAGATGTAAATAATGTTAGAGTTCCGGCAGGAGCTTTATTTATTAGAGGTATAGAAGTATTTAACGCTACAAATTCTACAGAAAAAGGTACATGGTTGGAAAGACGTGATCAAACTTTTTTAAGTGAATATATTGGACGATTAACAGGACCAAAAGGATCAACTACATCAGGAGCAGATGTTACTGGAAAACCTAAATATTACTCTATGTTTGGAGGAGCAACAGGATTATCTGATACTACATCAGGAGGTATTTATGTAGCCCCTACTCCAGACGCTAATTACATATATAGAATATACTTTAATAAAATGCCAGATACTCTAGAGTCTAGTAATCAAACTAATTATATTAGTTTGAATTTTCCTCAAGGTCTATTATATGCTTGTTTAGTAGAGGCCTATGGATTCTTAAAAGGTCCAACTGATATGTTGACATTATACGAACAGAAGTATAAAACTGAACTACAAAAGTTTGCAGCAATGCAAGTTGGAAGAAGAAGACGAGACGATTACACGGATGGAACAATAAGAATACCAATCGAGTCACCGCCTCAGTAATTAGGAGTAAAATATTATGGCAATAACATCGGCAATTTGTAACAGTTTTAAAGCAGAAGTTTTACAGGCTTTACATAATTTCACAGCATCGTCTGGAAACACTTTTAAATTAGCTTTATACACAAGTTCAGCAACTTTAAATAAATCAACAACAGCTTACAGTACATCAAACGAAATTTCTAACACATCAGGATCTGCTTACACAGCGGGTGGAAAAGCACTTACAAGTGTTACTCCTGCTTTATCAACTGATACTGCATGTTGTGATTTTGCAGATATAAGTTTTACATCAGCTTCTTTCACAGCTAATGGTTGTTTAATATACAATGATACAAATTCTGATAGAGCAGTTTGTGCGATCGCATTTGGTTCAGACAAAACTGTAACAAGTGGAACTTTTACAATTCAATTTCCAGCAGCAGACGCAGATAACGCAATAATCCGTATAGCATAGGGAGGTCGACCATGTCGGTGACTTCAGGATGGGGCCGGTTAACCTGGGATCAGGCTAATTGGGGCGATGCCGTAACTTTAAAAACAGGTTGGGGTGCAAAATCTTGGGACAGTGGTGAATGGGGAAATCTTGCTGATGAAACTATTACCTTAACTGGTTTATCAGCATCAACATCTATTGGAGAAGTAGAAGCATTTCCTGAATCAGGTTGGGGATCAGATACTTGGGGTTTTGAAAACTGGGGTGAAAGTAGTTTAGATGTAACTTTAAGTGGTTTATCTGCAACAACAGCTACAGGTTCTTTAACTGTAACAGCAGAAATTAATACTGGTTGGGGTCGTGTAACTTGGGGTAACCAAGGATGGGGTGATAACACAACTTTTGTAAATGTAGATTTAACTGGTCAATCTATGACATCTTCAACAGGAACAATTTCTCCTGCTGATGTTATGGGATTAACAGGTTTAGGTGCAACAACAAGTGTTGGATCAATCACAATGATTGGTGATGCAACTATTATACCAACAGGACAAAGTGCAACTGCAACACCAGGTTCTTTAACACCAGCAGATGTTATGGGATTAAGTGGTTTATCCGCTACAGGATCTGTAGGTGCAATCACACCAGCAGACGTCATGGGATTAACAGGAGTTTCTGCAACTGCAACACCAGGTTCTTTAGAAATTTCTACAAATCCTATTATAGATCTAACAGGTCTTTCTATGACTTCTTCAACAGGAACTCTTGATCCTGCTGATCAAGTTATGGGATTAACAGGAGTTTCTGCAACTGCAACATCAGGTTCTTTAACACCAGCAGACGTCATGGGATTAACAGGAGTTTCTGCAACTGCTAGTATTTCACCAATAGGTGTAGCACCTATTGGTTATGAACGAATAACATGTGATCAAAGTGGTAATTATAGCTCAGTTACAACTACACAAAGTGGTAATTATACTCGTGTTGTACTGGGAGAATAATTTAATATGTTATTGACAATGTGTTTAAAACAAATTAAAAAAAGGTACTACTTAGGAGTACAAAATTATGGCATCAACATATACACCTCTTGGCGTTGAATTAATGGCAACCGGCGAAAACGCTGGTACATGGGGAACAAAAACAAATACAAATTTAAATATTTTTGAACAAATTTCAGGTGGATTTACTGCGCAAGCTGTTGCAGATTCAGGAACACCAACTGCTCTTTCTGTATCAGATGGATCAACTGGAGCAACTCTTGCTCACAGAGTTATAGAATTTACTGGTTCTCTTTCTTCAGGTAGAGTAGTAACTATTCCTCTTGATGTACAAAACTTTTACATTTTAAAAAATGGAACTTCAGGATCACAAACAGTAACTTTTAAATATGTTAGTGGTAGTGGTGGCACAGCAGTTATTCCAAATGGAAAAACTGTAATTGCTTATGCTAAAGCAGACGATGGTACTAACCCTAACATTGTTATGGTTCAGTTTGGAGGAGATGTTGTTGATGATACTTCACCACAATTAGGTGGTGACTTAGATGTCAATGGAAATAGCATTGTTTCTGTTTCAAATGGAAATGTAGTAATAGCTCCAGATGGCTCTGGTAGAACAAAAGTAACAAATGCTACTGGAACAAGTTCAACACAAACTGTAACTACTGATGGAAAAGGTATTGTCTTTTCCATGATTTTCGGGTAATAATATTAAAGGAGAATAAAAAATGGCAACACCAAATTTAGTAAATATAGCAACAATCACACCTAAAAATGCTATGGGTAGTTTATCTGATACAAGCAGAACTACAATGATTGACGTACCTGCAGAAACTGCAGTAAGAATTGATACAATATTATTAGCAAACATTGATGGATCTAGTGCTGTTGATGCAACAGTAGAAATTAGTAATGACAATGGCTCATCTTTTTATAAAATCGCAAGTACAATTTCTGTGCCTGCAGATTCAACATTAAATTTAATTGAAACACCTATCTACTTAGACGAAACAGATCTTATATATGTAACAGCTGGCGCTGCTAACGATTTATCATATCATGTTTCTTATGTAGAAATGGTAGATTAATAGGAGGATAGTTTAAATGCCGAAAATAATTAAACCAGTACAAAAAGGAAGTATTTCATCAGCAACAATTTCTGTTGATGGTGAAGGCAGAGTTTTTTCTGCTAGTGCAGGAGCTTCAGCAGGTGGAGATTTACTACCTACTACTATAATAGATACTGCAGGTCCTACTAACTACACAAGCTCACCAAATAGTGGAAATGTTTTATTTTTTACTTGCGGTGGTGCAGGTGGCCCAGGTGGTGGAGGAGCTCATAACCCACAACCAAGAGTTGGTGGAACTGGAGGAGCCGCTCCAGTAAGAGCATTTTATGTTTCTACTATGGCAGGTGGTGCTACAACTGCATTAAATATTGGTGCAAAAGGAAACCACGGAATTCCAACTGGTCCAGGTCTTGGTACAGATGCAGGTGCAGGAAGTGCAACTGTAATCGGTCCATCTCCCGCTCCTTTATTTACTACAGAATTTGGAAATGGTGGAGAAGGTGCTCCAGGCGGTGGTCAAGGATCTGATGGTAATACTAATTCATTACCGTCTCCAGCAGGAAATTTAACAGCTTTACAAACATTTGCTGTAACTGATGCCGGAGCGCAATTATTAACTGCAGCCGGTGTTCCAACTGGTCCAGGTATTAATGGTTTTTTTGGAAGAGCGACTGAAATTACACCAGCTCCTTCTTTAGGAACAACAAACGTTGCCTCTTACAATGGTGTGTTTTTAGCATTTGAGGATATAGCGCAGTAGGAAATATATTATGGCAAACTATGTTATTTTTAATCAAAACAACGACTTAATAAAAATTGCTGAAAGTGATTCTGAAAAAGATTTAATAGTAGGAAGATTAACTGGACTTTCAAATGTTCAAACAGTTTCTGATTCTGATTTTTCTGGAGTTAAAGATGGCACATCGTCAGTTTCTTTTGATGGAACAACCGTAACAATTACACCTGTTGATCAAGGTGGTGGAATACCTTTACCAGAAGATGCTGATCAAAAAGCAGCCTTTATAAAAGATCTTGAATTTATTAGAGATGATATGGTTAAAGATGTAGAACAATATCTTTCAAACAATTCTGATGCTACTTGGTCTACATGGGTAGAAAAAGCAAAAGCAGTTGATTTTACAAATTCAGCAAATTATCCATACGAAACAATAGAAAAATTTATGTGGGCAAGTGACGCTGGTATGCCACAAAAAAGCATTTTACAACTTCCATAAAATATATTATAGTCTTTCGCATGAAAGACAAAGATATAATATTTTCCGCACCTACACCTTTTAATAGTATGGAAGAGTGTCAACCTATAAAAGCTTCTGACTTTTATCCTTCATGGTATAAAAAATTAAAACATAGTATTCATAACAAAACTATTAAAGGCTGTGTTCCTGTGCAAGACGCAATAACAGCAGGATACTTATTAAAACTAACACAAGATTTTGAAATAAAATTTGGACAAGAAGGTAGAGAAAAAAATGAAAAAAGCATAGAGTATACTTATGCTTTTAAAGAACATGGAGGTTTACCAGCAAACCCTTTTAACTTAGGTAATTTAATTCAAGAAGGACCTGTTGCACATCCTTCTAAGCAAGTAGGAGGAGATGATTCTTTTCTGGTTAAGCAACAACAAATGCCTTTTTTTAAAAAAATAATTAATCCTTGGCATATAAAAACTCCACCTGGATATTCTTGTATGTTTGTATCACCTATGCATAGAGAAGAAGATCACTTTCACATATTACCGGGTATAGTAGACACAGATGTTTTTCCAATGAATGTTCATTTTCCTATAACTATTAACTCTGCTAAGTATCCTAAATTTGAAAAACTTTTTAAAAAAGGAACGCCTTATGTTCAAGTAATACCTTTTAAAAGAGACTCTTGGAAAATGAGTATAGAACATAATGATTTATCTAGTTTAGAAAATAGAAAAAATAGTTTAGATTTTGCTACAACTATTTTAAATTGGTACAGAAATAAATTTTGGAATAAGAAAGAGTTTAAATGAGTATTAAAACAACAGATTATATAAAAGTTTACCCAAGAGTATTTCCTGTGTCAGCAATTAGCTCTATTATTAAATGGTGTAAAACTCAAAACTTTGAAAATGCTACAGTTATAGGTAGTAAAAACAAAGATGATGTTAAAGAAAAAATTAGAAATGCTAAGAATTTAGCTTTAACTATTGATCACAAAAATCAAACAATGATTCATTGGTTTAATTTTTTAGGTGCTTTTTTTCTTAAAGGTATACAACAATATAAAAAAGAGGTTGGTAAGTTTCCTCCAACACCACAAAAGTTAGACAACATTGAAATTCTTAAATACACAGAAGGTGGACATTATGTTTATCATACAGATCATCATTTTACATATCCTAGAGAAATATCTTGTATACTATTATTAAACGACGATTATGAAGGAGGAGAGTTAGAATTTTGTGATTCGGAAGGTAATTCTGTTTTAACAGTGCCTAATGAATCCGGAAAATTAATAGTGTGGCCAAGTAACTTTTTATTTCCACATAGAGTAAATCCAATTAAGAAAGGATTAAGGTATTCAATAGTATCATGGGCATCATAGGTAAAGACTTTAAATATAAAAAAATTGAAAATTTTTTATCAAAAGATGAATTAGAATTAGCAAATTATTATATGTTATTAAAACACAAAAAGAATCAACAAAGTTTTGATTTAATGCAAAGTAATAATTATGATTCTTATTTTTATGAAGATCCGTTTGCTGAAAGTTTATTAATGTTAAAGTTGCCATTAATGGAAAAACAAACAGGTCTTAAATTATTTCCAACTTATTCTTTTACAAGATTTTATTCTTACAATGCAGAGTTAGAAAAACATACAGACAGACCCTCTTGCGAAATATCTGTTACAGTAATGTTTGGTAGTGATGGAACAAAGTGGCCAATATATATGGAAAACACTCCTATAGAAATGAAACCAGGAGAAGCGTGTATTTACATGGGCTGTGATATAGAGCACTATAGAAAGCCTTTTATAGGGGACTGGCACTCACAAGCTTTCTTACACTATGTAGATCAAAATGGACCCAACGCTGAGTATAAATACGATAAGAGAGATACATTAAGAAATCCAGAAGTATAATGTTAGAACATTTATTTACAACATCTGTTTGGAGATCAAAAATATTTAACGATAAATTAGATAATTTAATTATTAATTATTTAGAAAATCAAAAACAAAACAATAAAGAAGGAAGAAAACATTCTAATGCAGGTGGTTATCATACAGAGTTTATACCTTTAGATAATCCAATCTTTCAACTTTTAGGGGAGTCTTTGACACCACATATAGAAGAATCTTGGAAACTAAAAAACTTCTTTTTTTACAATGGTTGGATTATAGAAAATTCAAAAGGACATTTTAATATGCCTCACATACATTCTTTATCTGCTTTTTCTGGAGTTTATTATTTACAAACAAATAAAGATTCTGGTAATTTATATTTTGAAAATCCAAATCAAATTATTGAAATGATGGAATATAGAAATTTAAGTATAGATAGAGAGCACACTGATTTAAAACCAAGTCATGGAATAATTCCAAAAAACAAAGATCTTATTTTGTTTCCAAGTTTTTTGAAACACGGAGTTGAGCCTAATTTAAGTGAATCAAATAGAATTATAATGTCTTTTAATATAGGAGTAAAATGTTAGCAGGTGGATTAATACCAGATGATCTTTTTAATAAGATAAAAAATTATATAAACACTGATTTAAAAAATAAAATTAATTCTGATCTAGCGGGTAACATTAGAAAAGAATATGAATTATTTGAATACAAAAAAGAAGTAGAAGAATTTATAATAAATATTATTAAAAAAAGTAATAAGTTTTCTAAACTCTTAGATAAAAAAGTTACTAAAAGAGGAAAAGTTAATCCTTCATTAGTTTTAGATAGGTTATGGGTTAATTTTCAAGCAAAGCATGAGTTTAATCCTACACACACTCACGCAGGTATATTCTCATTTATATTATTTATGCAATTACCTTTTGATATTAATGAACAAACAAAAAATTCACCAGGAATAAAAAGTAATTGTGATTGTGCAGCTTCGTTAGAGTTTTTATTTTTAGATCACGAAGGTACAATAGTGCCATACAGATTTAAACCCGATAGAACATGGGAAAAGAAATGTTTAGTATTTTCAGCAACAACGCCTCATTGTGTTTACCCATTTTACGGTGTTGATGATTATAGAATAACAATATCAGGAAATTTATTTTATGACTTCTAATCAAGTAATAGATAATTTTTTGCCAAAAGAAAAATTTGAAATAATTAAAAAATTATTTTTAGGAGATAAGTTTCCTTGGTATTATTCTCCTACTTGCGGTTTGCCTGATTCTAACGATGGTTTTTATTTTTTTCATGAAATATACAGAACACATCTTTTAAGTTCAAAAGAAGTGTGGAGTGCTATAACCCCTTTGTTAAATAAAATAAATGAAGTAGATCTTTGTAGAAGTATAGTTAGGATTAGATCTAATTGTTATGTTAAAACTCACGAGCTTATAGAGTTTACAAAACATCGTGATTACCCTTTTGAAACAAAAGGTTTTCTTTACTACGTAAATAGTAACGATGGGTTTACAAAATTAGAAGATGGTTCTATTATAGAGAGTGTAGAAAATAGAGCTTTGTTTTTTGATACACACAAGCTACATAATGCTACTACGTGTACAAATACAGATTTAAGAATTAATATAAATATAAATTATGTTTAAGGAAAGGAGGCATTATGCAATATATTTTTAAAGAAGAAGAACTAGAAATTAAATATTCTTGGAAAGAAAGAATGTACATTTTATTTTTTGGAAAAAGTCTTTTAAAAAGAAAATCTATTTTTGAATTTCAAAATGTTTTTGTTAAACTTATAACTGAGTGTTTTATAAGATATTGTCCAAAAGATAAAAAAGGAATGAAATATATTCCAGAGGATCTTAAAACTAATAAAAAATGATTGTTGAAAAATACACCAGGTCAAAAATAGAACAGCCTTATTTTTTTATTAAAGGCCACATAGATAATATTGATTCTGAGTATTTTATTAATGCAATTAATGAAGGAATAAAACATCCAAACAATCTTAGTTATAAATTAAAAGTTCACGGTAAGTTAACTCCTTATGAATGGTTTATGAGAGACCCTAAATTTCAAAAGATTTTTTTTGATATGTTAAATCAATTAAATAATATGAAAGAATTAATTCAACATTCTTGGAACCTACAGTCTGTGTGGGGTGTTAGAGAAGACTTTGGAGATTATACTGAAGAACATAATCACATATCTTCTTTAGGCTCTGGTTGTATTTATTTAAATGATGTTGAAGATCAACCTACAATTTTTCCAGAAATAAAAGAAAGTATTGAACCAAGAAAAGGAGACTTTGTATTATTTAGTCCTTTTTTAAATCATAAATCTAAAAGAATTTATACAGATCAAACTAAATACCTAATAGCTTTTAATTTAAAATTTGCAGGAGAAAATAAATGATAATAACAAAAGACATAAGATCTACTATTGATAGAGATTATTTTTTTATTAAAGGAAATATAGAAATTCCAAACCTGCAGTATTTAATAAATAAAATTGAACAAGGTATAAATGAAAAAAACAATATGAATTATACTATAGAAAAATTAATAGGTAAGATGACACATGATAAATATTTTGTAAATGACCCTGTTTTTTTAGATGTGTTTATTAAAATGTTAAATAAGTTTAATCACTTCAACAAAGAAATACCTTATACTTGGACTTTAAATACAGCTTGGGGTGTTAGACAAGATAAAGGTGATTATACTGATGAACACACTCATGTAAATTCTTTAGGATCTGGAGTATTATATTTAAGTGATGTAGAAGATCATTCAACAGATTTTTCTGATCTTAATGAAAAAGTAGAACAGAAGGTCGGTAACTTTTGTTTTTTTAGTAGTTTTTTATTTCATAATTCTAAAAGAGTTGAAGCAGATAAACCAAAATATTTAATAGCATTTAATTTAGATTACGTATCTTAATGATTAAAGTTTATCAAAATTTTTTACCTCAAGAACAATTTGATGTGTATAAAACAATAATACTAAGTAATGAGTTTCCTTGGTATTTTATAGATCACGTAGCTTACAAAGAGGATACACAAGATTTTCTTTTCTTTCATCTTTTACTTAATGAAGAAAATGTTAAAAGTCCTTTCTATAAACAACTTGTAGATCCTTTAATTAAACAAATTAATTATAAACCTTTTAGAATAAAAGCTAATTTGTATACAAAAAAAGAATTAGAGAGTCCTTCTGGTTTTCATGTTGACGCTGCCAAACCACATAAGGTTGCTTTGTTTTCTGTAAATACGTGTAATGGATATACTTTATTTGAAAATGGGGATAAGGTCCCTTCAATAGAAAATAGCCTTACAGTATTTGATGGATCTATGCCACACGCTAGTGTCCCTCAAACGGATAAAAAGGTTAGAGTAAACGTAAATATAAATTTAGAATGATTATAAATAAAGAAATAAACAGAAGATTTCAAAAAGAATTTTTCTTTGTAAGAGGTAAAATTGATATTGATACAGAATATTTTATCAATAAAATAAAAGACTCTTTTAACTCAGACAATAATTTAATAAATAAAACAGGTGTTATTAATCTAATGACACCTATGGATTATTTTATTAGAGACCCAAAACTACATTCTATAATTAGAGAAATAGCACAACATGTTGATGAATATTATAATTCTAAAAAAACATATTTGGCTGCTTCTTGGGGATTTGAAGTAAGACCCGGAGAGAAAACTAATTTTCATGATCACCACGAAGCAATTTATTCTGGTGTTTTGTACCTAAACACTTGTAATCAAGCTTTATTTTTTCCAGAAATAAATGAATATGTTATGGCAGAAAAAGGTACTTTTGCCGTTTGGAATTCATTTTTAGTTCATGGAACAAAAAATAATCAAGATTCTATTTCTAAAATGGGTATTAGTTTTAACCTAAACGAGTACAAAGAGTGGGTTGAAGACCCCTTACAATCTGATATATTGCCTATAAAATAAGTATAAATAGGTTTTACATGCTACAAAAATTAGGGTTTTTACCAGGATTCAATAAACAAGTTACATCTACCGGAGCTGAATCTCAATGGACAGACGGAGAAAATGTACGTTTTAGATATGGTACACCAGAAAAAATAGGTGGTTGGACACAGTTAGGTGAATCTAAACTTACGGGTGTTGCAAGAGGTTTACATCATTTTGTTAATTCAACATCAACTAAGTTTGCAGCAATAGGAACAAATAGAATTTTATATGTATACTCTGGAGGAGTGTACTACGATATACACCCATTAACAAATCCATCAGGTACAGCTATTACTAGTGCATTTAGTACAACTAACAATGACTCGGCTGTAACAATAACTTTTCCTAGTTCTCACAATTTTCAAGCAGGAGATATAATATTATTTGGTGATGCTTCTACATTTTCAGCTATAACTAATTCTAATTTTGGAGCTGCGGATTTTGCCGATAAAAAATTTATGGTAACAACTGTACCGACTTCTACTACTATTACTATTACGATGCCGAGTGTTGAAACAGGAAGTGGTGCAACTACTTCTGGTGGTATTACTTACTTTCAATATTATCACGTAGGACCTGCAGAACAAGTTGGAGCGTTTGGTTGGGGTGTAGCTTTATGGGGTGGTTCAGTTTTAGGTAGTGCTACAACAACTTTAAATGGAGCGTTAGCTGATGATACCAATGGTAATAATGGATCAGCCACAGAAATAACTTTAAATAGTGTTACAGGTTTTCCCACTTCAGGTACAAATTATGTTCAAGTAGGAAGTGAAGAAATATCTTACACTGGAATTACAGGTTTTAAATTAACAGGTATTACTAGAGCTGTAAGAGGTTCTACCAGGTCATCACACTCTAATGGAGCAACTGTAACTAATACATCTTCTTGGACTGGGTGGGGATCACCTGCAGCTAACACCGATAAAGTAACAGACCCTGGTTTATGGTCATTGGATAATTTAGGTACAACACTTATTGCACTTATACATAACGGAGAATGTTTTGAATGGGATGGTGATGCAACTAATGCAACATCAACAAGAGCTACAATTATATCTGGTGCACCAACAGCGTCACGTGATATGTTGGTATCTACTCCCGATCGTCACTTAGTATTTTTTGGTACAGAAAAAACTATTGGAGATAAAACAACACAAGACGATATGTTTATAAGATTCTCGTCTCAAGAAAATATTAATGACTACACACCTACAGCTGAAAATAGTGCTGGTACACAAAGATTGGCTGACGGATCACGGATCATGGGAGCTAAATTAGGTAGAAATGCTATCTATGTTTGGACTGACACTGCATTATTTACTATGCGTTTTGTTGGTCAACCATTTACATTTGCTTTTGAACAGGTTGGTACTAACTGTGGATTGATTGGTATGAATGCAGCCGTAGAAGTTGATGGTGCTGCGTACTGGATGTCTGACAATGGTTTTTTTAGATACACTGGTAAACTAGAATCTATGGACTGTTTAGTTGAAGACTATGTTTATGATGATCTTAACACTACGTCTAATCAATTAGTATATGCAGGTATTAATAATTTGTTTGGTGAAGTTACTTGGTTTTATCCAACATCTACATCAAATGTTGTTAACAGATCTGTTACTTATAGTTATCTAGACTCTACGGTTAAACGACCTATATGGTTTACTAATGCAAGCACTTTATTTTCTAGAAGCACATGGGAAGATTCAGCAGTATTTGGATTACCTCATGGTACTAAATATAATGCAGGAAATGATACATCATTTGATGTAACTGGAAATACAGATGGTACGACAATTTATTTTGAACATGAAACAGGAGTTAATCAATTAGAAGCTGGAGCAGTTACTACAGCTATACCTGCTAACATTACTTCTGGTGATTATGATATTACACAAAAAGTTATAAGAGGAGCTGCAACTAATATGGCTGACCTTAGAGGTGATGGTGAAAATATTATGAGAGTTAGTAGAATTATACCAGATTTTATTGCTCAACAAGGAAATACAATTGTACAATTAGATCTTAGAAATTATCCAAACGATGCATCAGCAAGTTCATCTTTAGGTCCTTTTACTATTACATCTGGAACGGATAAAGTAAATACAAGAGCTAGAGGTAGGGCTATAGCTCTTACAATATCCAACACTGCAGTAGATACTAGTTGGAAATTAGGTACTTTTAGGTTAGATATACATGCTGGAGGAAGACGATAATGATAGATAAAAGAATGATGTACTCACAAGGTCAGAGAGTTGCTAAATCTTTAGACGGTTCAAGACCCGGATATCGTGGTTCTGATATGGGAACTGTTGGAACTAGAAATAGAGCTGCTAATAAGTCTTCAGGAAATTTAAACACTAGCGGTGCTGATTATGGTGGGGGTAATCAAGGCGGTGGCGGCGATAATGACTATAAAGACATGACTGGTCGACAAATTAGAGACTCGTATAGATCTTTTAAATTAGGTGTAGATCCTGCAAGTAATCCAATTGTAGGACCCGATGGCCCTATGATGCCTTATCAAAAATTTCGAACATATAGACCAGAAGTACCTAATATTCCATTAGGGCCTTTTAGTATTCTTTCAAATCTTATTAATCCAAAAGGTGTCCAACCTTTGCAAATGGGAGCAAATTTTTTAGCATCAGTAAACAGACCTTTTTTTGTAGACAAAGTAGTAAAAGCTGGAAAATATAAAAATTTAAATCCACTTACTGTAGATAAAATGACTAACGAAGAGTTAGAAGCAGCATATAAAGAATACAATAGAGCTAGATTAAATAATGAAATAGATGCTTATGGTAATCCAATAGTAACTTTTGGAAAAGACCAAGGAGACTATAGTGATAGTGGGTTACCTAGTTTAGCTAATTACAATATGCTTAGTAATCTAAATAATCAAAATAATCAAAATGCAAGTGGTTTGTTTAGTTCTAGATTTTTACAAAACCAACCTGATGATATTAGAGAAAATATTGAAGCAAGCATGCAAAATTATTACACAGTATAATGGCAAAAATAGTACAAACATTAACTAGAGCAAGCTCAGAATATGAAGAAGATGTAGCACAGTCTTTAGTTAGAGATTTAGATGCTGTATTAGAAAAATTAAACACAACGTTTCAAGAGGAACTTAAACAAGAGATAGAAGCTAGAAGCTTCTTTTTAGATTAATGGCAGTAGTAAACCAATATAAATTTGTAGGAATAGATAACAGTACAAGTGGTAGTGCATTGATACCTTTTGGTTCAGGCAATCCTTTAGTTAATGAAACATATTTAATTAAATCAATATTAGTTACTTCAGCTGGTACACCTAGTGTAACTATTTTAAATAATAGTATTACAGCTATTAAATCTAAAGCTTTAACAGCTAATGAAACTACAGAATTATTAACCCAACCGCTAATAGTAGAAGGTGGAAAAACCTTTACAGTACAATCAAGCACCACAGACTCATTTGATGTAGCTATTAGTTATTTAAACATTAAGAAAGAGGTAACAACATAATGACGGATATACCAACACTAACACCAGAAAAAATAATAACTACAATTAAGAACAAAAAAACAGGTGAAGTTTATGAGACTGAAGAAGCTTTAAAAGCTGCTAATATACCTGAAGAGGACGTGCAGAGAGACGTAACAGTTATCATGCCACCTCTTGATTTGTTCGCAAAAACAAAGTAAAGTGGCAAAACCATGGCAATAACAGATATTAATATTTCAGAAGAATTAGAAACAGGCATACCATCTATTAAATATAGAGGGAATGAAGGTCCTAAATCTCCAAAAGAAGAAATGAAAATGGCTGGTCCAGATAGATATTTTAAGATACTAGAATTTATGCTTAACGAACTAGAAGGTGAATTAGGTAGAGAACTTACTAATGAAGAATATGAAGAAGTAGGTAGAAGAGCTATGGAAGAATTTGACCAATCACGTGGTCCAGTAATACCAGAAGATCCAACAAAACCGATCAACCCATTTGGTCCTAAACCACAAGGACCAATATTACCTGACAGAATGATGGCTGGCACAGACACACCTGACATAGAGATAGAAATGTTACAAGAATTATTAGAAGCGTTTAGAGAAAAATTTAATCGTGATCCAGTTAGTATAGATGAATTAAAAAGAGCTACTGATCAAATGCGTACAAAAGCAGCCTATGGTGGTATCATGGGTCTAGATGGTAGACGTAGATATGGTCTAGGAAGTAAATTAAAAAAACTTTTTAGAAAAGTTGTACCAAACGAATTATCAAGTATAGCGGTTAAAGCTGCACCTTTTATTGCACCATTCAATCCATTAGCTGCAGGTTTAATGTCAGGTCTTGGTGGCTTTGATCAAACAGGTAGAATAGGTTCATCACTTAAATCAGGATTAATGAATTATGGTTTAGGTCAAGCATCTAGATATTTAGGTGGTGGTGCAGATAACTTACAAAAAGGATTTGGTCTTAAAATTAATCCGGGAGGTAAAGGATTAGGAAAATATTTTAGTTCTCCTTATGTGTCAGGAAAAGATATACTTTCTAGAACTTTTGAAAAACCAACTCAAGAAATTACATTTGATAGCACTGTTTCAGATAGACTTAATAAAGATGCTGGATTGATGGAAGTTCCTGCAGAGGGTGTAGAAAGTTTAGTAGATGTTTCACAAGCAAAAAATATAGACAAACTATCTCCAATAGGAGAATTAGCAACTAAAATTAAAGACTATGCAATGGACAATAAACTTGCAACAGTTCTTTTAGCCAAACAAGGTTTTGATTTATTAGGTAGTCCAGACCAAGTTGTAGATAAAATTATGAGTCGTGGTGAAGGATTAGATCTATCAAGTATTAGAGCAGAAGTACAAGAAGCTTTTGCAGATTCAAGTGGTAATAAATTAAAAGCACTAAGAGTTAAATATCCTTACTTAGGTGAAGCTAGTACTAAATTAGCTGAAGGTGGTAGAATAGGATTTGAAAATGCAGGTCCTGTAGTTGATAAACAAACTCAAGCAATGATTTTAGATATGAATAGTAGAGGTATGGATATAGATACAATCTCTACAATGACTCAACAAAATGCTGATACTGTAAGAGCTATATTAGGTGCACAAAATCAGATAAATACTACTACAGCGCAAGGTATGGCTGAAGGTGGGATCATGGACCTTGGTGGTATGGAAAAAGATTATAGAGCTGAAGGTGGGTTTGTACCTATAGGAAAAGAAGAAAAAGCGGACGATGTGCCTGCAAGATTAAGTGTAAATGAGTTTGTATTTACAGCAGATGCTGTTAGAAACGCAGGTGGTGGAGATATAGATAAGGGAGCAGAAATCATGGAAAACATGATGAAACATTTAGAACAAGGTGGACAAGTATCTGAAGAGTCACAAGGAATGCAAGGTGCTCAACAGATGTTTGAAACATCGGAAAGATTAAGCGAGGTAATATAATGGCTGTACAACAAACACAATCACTTCCACCACAATACGTAGAAGATTTACAAAAAGATTTAGGAACGCAGTTAACAGCGTTAACTGCTGCACCACTTGATACATCAAAATTTGCACCTACAGTTGCTGGTCAAGACCAAGCGCAACTTGATGCATACAAAATGGCTACAACACAAGGCCAAGGTATAGGTGCATTTCAACCTTACATCACACAAGCAGGAGCATACGATACAGCAGCAGCTGGTTTATCAGGACCACAAGCTTATTCTGGTTTTATGTCTCCGTATCAACAAGATGTAATTGATGCAACACTTGCAGAGTATGATCAACAAGCAGCAGCTGGTTTAGCAGGTATAGGTCAACAAGCAGCCATGTCTGGAAATTTAGGTGGTGGTAGAGAAGGTGTTATGAGAGCACAATATCAAAACAAGTCTGACATGAACAGAGCATTATTACAATCAGGATTATTACAACAAGGATTTACACAAGCAAATCAATTAGCTAATCAAGCTTTTGGTCAACAAATGCAATTAGGAGCTAACCAACAAAATCTAGCTGCACAAGTTCCAGGATTATATGGACAAGATATTGGTACTTTAGGGTCAGCGGGCGCGACTCAACAAGCACAAGCACAAGCTCAACTAGATGCTACAAGAGAAGCAAACAGACTGGCAGCCTACGAACCTTATGAAAGATTAGGTTTTCAACAATCAGGTATAGCAAGTATTGCATCTGGAGCACCAGGACAATATCAATCTATGGTAACACCTAACCCTACGCCGTTGCAGAATGCGT